TTGTAGTTGATACAATCGTCACAGATTTCATCAAGAGCATCAGCGACTTCTGAATACGCAGCTATTGATCTATAATCACGAAGTCTACCCGGTTTATCCTCAGAAACCTTTGCATACATGATATCCCCGAATGAGGAGTCTTGTTGCATCATGCCATACGGCGTATTATTGAAATCGTTGCTTAATGCAATGGAATTTTTAGAAATTGCTTCTGCTCTACGCATTCCGACCTTTTTGAAATACTTGTATTTTGTATTTTTATTTTCGTCGGTGTCTAGAATATCATAAGCATATGGTGATCTTGCTTTAAGAAATGAAGTCATCGATCTATCAAAAGTAGACGATCTTCCATCTCTAGCTACAAAATTTCTATTGCTATTCGGAGTACTTGAACTATCAGAACCTGCCATATATCTTATTTAGATAATATTTAGGTTAAAAGGTAAAGAAGTCCAGCCCGCACTATTAGAAGTTACAAAAGTAAATTCTCCTTGTGCTGAAAGCGAACTAACTGGCAGAGTTATGGTGGCAGAATTGTCAGAAGCCACCGATACATATGAATCTGGAAGCCTGAAAGCGGATATTGTCGGGAACTTTACAGTGTCGATTTCTTCGAATGTTCCGATTAAATTAGACGCTGGTGAACTTAGATACCAACTATTGGAATAGCTGAATCTTTTTCCAAGTAAAAGAAATGAATTTTGAAGATCTTTTCTGATAGTCGTGGATTCATAAAGCGGTATGATACCTGAGTAAACTGAATAATACAGATTTGTGAATGTTGGATATGCTGAAATAGAAATGGTTTCGCTTTCAGTATATGCGGCAGACAACGCTGGGTAATCATCATACGATGAAACTCGACCTGCTAAACTTGCATTTATGAATTTATTATGGATAACATAAATGGTGCCTTCTGGGTTCTCCGTTGGTGGGAATATCCAACCCTTTATCGTAAATGATGTGTCAGCAGTGATTCTGTATTTGTCATCTTTGGACAGCGTGTTTGGAGTGGCATAAGAAATACTACCATTCCATTCAATTTGAATACGAAGTTCATCAATGAAATTGAATCCGAATTCTTCTGGAACTTTCCAAGATACCACAAAGTATGGATTACAAACCGATGCAAAATTTTGAACTATCTGATCAACATCTTCTTTATACTTCGCGATTATGGAGACTTTGACATCCATATTCATTGGTATAGGAGTGGGCAATTTACCAACTCTTGAATTATCATTAACCATCGGTCTAATGATATTCTGATGTTTATGAACTACTCTGTTGGGATCTCTTGTCAAAGATGTTTGCTCAATGGAAACAACTGGCAGTGTTAAGTTTTTTTCTTTGGTTACAATATCATGTATGACACGCTGTTTTGGACCATGCACATAACGAACATCAATTTTTGATTTTGGTTGTAAGTTTTGTTGATCGAATCGATATATAAAAGCGTCATCGAATGCTGCTGTGAAAAGCATCAGCATGTCTATCTGCTCGCGATGATATGAATATTGTAACACTAAAATATTTAAGCATTCGCGCAGTTATATTATCACTGAAGTCTATCTAAGAAATATTTTGGCAGTTTTCTTTTGTTTTTCGCTATCGAATCGAATATTCCACCATCGAGAATGTAGGTTGCACACTCATCACTTTCTCCACGAACACCTCGACCACATGCCTGAACTAATGTGCATAGCATCTTATTGACATACCAACTACCGTCGAGCTTCATCATCTTTTCAATTCTGGCATCCTTCGTAGGTAGCCAAGGAGCTTTCAGAACTATCTGAAAGTTTGCGAGATCTCCCTTCAAATCAACACCATATGTCATGGATGGAGAAACTAGAACTGTTGGCTGTTTGGATTGAACATGTTGTTCAAGGATATCTTCATTTTTAACACCGATCTCTCTACACAGCAATCGTTTACTCTTCACATTATCTCTAATGTAATCTGCGATATACTGAGTGTGCGTATGGATAATCCCCTTGTGGTTTTCATGTTCCTCAAGAATTCCTTCGATTTGCTTGCAGATGGTTGGCAGAAGGGATTTCAGATTTTGGAAATTAATCTTCTGTTTTGCCAAAATGTAGATTGGAGATTTGGTTGAATCGAATTTGGATTCAACTTCAATGTATGAATAATCTTCCACACCAAGAGTTCTGCAAAAGGAAACATGGTCGATTATAGTCGCACTCAACAGCACCACATGGTCTGCATTATCGAACAGATACTTGCTGAGCTTGTCAACCTTGAGAGGTGTGAACTTGATCTTCTTATCAATCCTCTCGACGATATATTGACTGTCGTAGTAAGTAGAGATCAAAAGCTCGATGCTTTTCTGAAGTCGTTGAAGCTTATTGCATTCGGATGTTTTCTTGAAGAACTCAGAATCCTTATTCTTTTTATTTTTCAAATACTCCATGTAGGATGCAATACTGGTTGATACAGATCCTGATGTTTTATTAAGCCAATTCAAAACATTGATAGCCTTTTCATCACTTGGAAAAGCACCCACCAAGGTTTCAGTTTTCATTAAAAATGGAATGTCAATTTCACAAGTGAATTGATTCACCAATTGCTCTTCCAGTTCACTCGCTTCATCAAGCACTAGAATTTTACGCTTCTTCAAATGATCAGGAAGGGAGAAATACATGCTATAATTCAGTGTTGCGAATGAACTTTTCAGCATCTTGTTCCTGTCGTTGTAATATGAACAACGGTTACAATCCCAGCATTCCTTTTTAAGACCCTTGACATACAAACAAGGTGCATTGTCAACAGTTACTTCAGGATCGTATTCGCATTGGTAATTGCCCTGACCCTTCAGCAAAGTGGCAAAGTCGAATGTTTCTTTGTATTGATCCTGAAGTGCCTTGGTGATCGTGAGCGCATATACACCAAATGCCTCAGACTCTCTGGCATAGAGGATACCATCCTCTCCAAAGATCGAATAATCATCAACCTTGGAGTTCCACTCAGAACTTGGATCACTCGCATACTTTGCAAGTGTTGGAGCGATGAACGATTTACCAGATCCTGTTGGTGCATTGCACACGATGAATTTTTCATTATTCGCAATCGCTTTTTCAATAGCGTTGAGAATTTTTACTTGATTATCGTTTGGCTGATAATTGTCTGGGAAGTTTAGAATCAATTTGGACATCTGGGGGGTATTCTAGGCCCATCTCAGAAAAAGTCAATCGTTCTTTGCTACGATTGTCAGATACCGATTGTGGATCTTGGCAGCGTTGCTTTTGTCACACAGCAATAGTTTGTAGTACATTTCGTCTTTAAAGGGGCAAAACGCACTCAGGCAATAATCGAACAATATTCCATTTTCAATTTTTTTGATACGATACGGGTATGGCAATTCATAGTCCTTCTCCACATCGTTGTTCAGAATTTTAAATCTTATAAAAAACTGTTTCGTATTAAAAATCTGAAGTTTACCAGTTCTTAAAATTTTATTGTCAATTTTGAAATTGACATTTTTAAGAACCATTTTTTTCAATTCATCTTCTACATGTTCCATCATTACGGTATTGTTTCCATGAAATTTTCTTTTTGACCAGCTGACATAATATAGATGTTGTCATTGAAATATTTCCAGAATGTATCGTCCGCTGGAAATTGGTTAACCAAGAAACATTTATCCATTGAGACATTTCGATAGTCCTGCATTAATATGTCCCATACAACCACTACATTATGCTTAGCTTCATTTATTTTTTTCGGTCCTTTTGGGGGTCTATATCCAAGTGAGGTTCGCCCGTTTAAAGAATCTAATAAAGCCATAGAATTGCAGCACAGCATTCTACGTATTAATTTATTACGCTTCAATGTTCGTTCCGGTCTTCTTCGAATGAACACAATTTCACAAACATTGTTTTTTAACAATGATGCAAGCTTCGTTCTACTAACCTTTGTCATTTACTTTACAGATTCCGAACATTCTTTGTTCGTTGAGGAACAATCCATTTTTAAGTTTACCATAATCTTCGACTTCCAAATTGGTGATAGGAATTCCCATATTATTAGGAAACACTACAATTTCTCCAAGTTTGGTGAATCTCACATTTGGTCCAATGAGAACAACCTTACCCTTTCTCCACGCATTGTGGACTTGATTAATGGGTACAGCAATACCTCCTCGCATGATGTATTCAGATCCTTCTTCTGATCCATGAATATCACAGTATTCAATTAGAATAACATCATCGAATACTTTGGACAACTTGTAATCATCCAAACCGAAATCACTTGGTAGTGCGCGGTCAGATAAA